GATTTGAAATGCCATTTTATTCTCCTTGAATTATTATGTTCTTTTGGCAAAATACCATAAGAGTATTTATGAAAGGCTGGTTTTATAACCTTTCCAATCTATTTCTCATAAACTTTGCATACGTTTCTCCACCGTCTGCAACTTCCCACATGTCACCACCCATAATCTCAAAATCATGTTCCAAACCATCTTCGATGATTGGAGCTGGCAAAACGTCATCATCCATTTGATTCATATTTTCTAACTGAATCTGTTTACGTATGTCGTGGTTAACAATCTCTTTAAAATACTGTTGGGTTGTTACCCAAGAAAACATGACCAGAGACATGACCATATCGTCATTTGCACCATCTTCTGCACTAAAGGAATTCTTTTGCTGAATAAAAGTGGTCAACTCGGAGTATGTATCAAAATCTTGAATCAACAATTTGTCACCTTCAATCAAAGTCTTAAGGTTTGAACAACCAATTGCCTTTACCTGAGGAGACATTTTCAATCCCATTTGAACACCACGGGCAAATCCAGCCGACAATTGTTGCGGTTTCTTATTGCCTGTAAATATCTTCCAAAGGTTTTCATATTCAAAATCTGAATGTAATGAATCTGCTACCTGAGGATTGTTGTTAATTTCCACCAAAACATACGCATCATTGTAATATCTTGCTGCGTTATAGATGACTGTTGGAAACAATATAGGTGTAATTGATGAACTCTTATAGGTTGCCACTTGTTTGTATGGCGTCTGTGAGATATCAATTACAGAGAAGGCCGAACTATCAAGATTCCTACCTTCTGAAACATCGACCGTGATTGCATACAGGTGGTCGGATTTAGATTCATTCACACCTTCTTTAACCGGATGTTCATATATTTTCAACAGGTCGTGGTTCGCAATTGGGTCGGTATATACCAATTGTTGCAGTTTGTAACCAGAAACCAAAGTGTTTGAAGAACCTAAAAACTCAGTCTCAAACTCTTGTGAGAATTGTCGTTGAGAAGTATTGCGAATCGTTTCTTCTTTCCATTTCTCATCTCGACCAGGCACTTGTGACCAATGTATTTCAAAGTTAATATAATTATTCTTCTTATTGATTGAGTCCATCCATAACTTGTAGAATAGATTCATACCATTAGGTGTAGACACAATAATAATCTTTGTCTTTTTACCTGATGAAATTACAGGATAAACAGAGTTGAAGAATTCTTCCGCAATATTGTTTGGTACGAAAGCAAATTCGTCCAAGAATACAATGTTAAAAGAACCTCCACGAATTGCAGATGATGAAGTGGATGCAGCAACAATCTTGGAACCATTTTCGAGTTCTACGTTACCTTTGTTCCACGTAACAATACCTTGTTGCAACCACATTGGTAAATTTTCATATGCAAGTTGGTATTTGGACAAAATATCACGAGCCAAAGCACCCTTGTTTGCTAGAACTGCACAGTTTTGTTGGTCTGTAAATATGGTTGCCCATAACATGTACGCTACCGTGGTTGTAGTTTTACCAACCTGTCGAGGACATTTAGTGATAACGAACCGGTTGTCCTTGAAAAGTTTTAACATCTTTTCTTGAAATGGCCACATCTTAAAGTTGATTAGACCTTCATCAACGTTAACAATCTTGATATAATTTTTTGCAAAATAAACAGGGTCTTTGGCACATCTTATATATTCATCAACTTGTTCCTGTGTATACTCTACCTTAACACCGGCTTTTTTAAGTAATGGATTATCTCGGTACGCTTCACCAAATTTTAAATCGACATTATCAATCATTCTTTACTTTTTAAAAGTTTATTTAATTCAGCGGTCGAGCCAACGAAAATTGCTTTATCAATTTTGGTATCACCTTCTTTTTGTTTACCATCCATTGTACGCATTTGTTTTTGTACCGCAAGTAGTTCTTTGTTCGCATCAACCACATTCTTTAGTAGTGTTGCATAGACTTCAAATGCCCGTGGATGTTGTCCAGCAGATGCAATGTGTCTTAGTTCTTCCATTGCATCTTTGCCGTTATCAATCAACTCTTGTAGATTGTCCTTTGTTTGTTCATAGGCATCTTGTAAGTCTGTTTTTAAATCTGGACCTTCTTCAGTCTTAGTAACTACCGGTAACAGAGGTTTTATTTCCTGTTCTACCGGTGTTACATCAAATAATTTTTCCATGTTTTTGTCAAATGTATTCATATTTTTAACTTAGTTTATAATGCTGCGATTCTACTCTTAAAGTCATTGAAGTCGGATGATGCTGCAACCAGTACCTTTAGATTAGCCAAAGGTACAGAAGCACCAACTTGAATTGTATTGTTTGCAAATTGAATGCTTGCAACATTTGCCAAAGATTTTCCACTTACATCTAAAGCTACGTTGCTTGATCCTGAAGAAGGTATAACAATTGTTCCGTTGCTTGTAAATTCCCATTGTTCTTTAAAATAATCAACTGTCTGTTCATTTTCTGGACTAGGATTCTGATAAGTAACAGCATTCATTGTATATGAATATGTTGTATTGATAGCAAGCGTTACTGTTGTGTTTCCACTACCAACTGTTGTACTTGTTGTGGTTGCTGCAGATGGTACAGTCACATATGTAAAGTCGCCCCATTTGGTTGAACTTGAATATGCATACAGACCAGGTAAAGTTCCGTCTATTGGTAATTCATAGGTAATTGCAATTGCTTTTGTACTGCCATTTGGATACGCATATCCAGTACCAACAAGAAAATCACCTTTCACATCCATCTGTCTATGACCAAGTCTAATACTTTGACCTGCACCTGGAACCTGAAGTGAATTTGCCCAAGCAAGATAACCATTAGATGCAAGCACCTTGTAATTAATGAATCCAGTTTTACTGTTAGGGTCTGTGGTTGTTCCGTTTACATATAGATAATTATCACTATACTTAATCCAATTAATTTTTGGTGATGTTACACCAGTTATTTCTTTTTCCCAAACCAATTGGTTGTTTGCTCTAAACATATAGATGTTTGTATTCGTTGCAGCATACCAGTTGTTTGATGAATCGTAACTTAGTCCAATGATTGTGTTTCCATATTTGTTGACATTATTTGTTCTAATGTAAACACCTTCTGTATCAAACTTATGCACTTGGCCGTTTGCTGATCCAACTAATAAACCACCACGGTTTGGTAAAGCAATAATAACGGATGCGTTTGCCGCATTACCTGCATTATAAAACGTGAAATACAATTCACCTGTAATATCAAGACCCGTAATTAAATTGTGTTCACCAGTATAATATGGAAAATCTTCATCATCAACACAAATATCTTTAGAACCAATTGAGTCGGTAATTAAAGTATTCCAAACATTTTGTCCAAGATAATTAAATTTTGTAACACGGGTTGACCTGTCATCTGGAATGTTTGTTAACAAATATATGTTGTTATTTCCGTCAACTGTTACTGAATCACCATAACTTGCTACCAGTGTTCCACCCACGTTGGCCGCAGGAACAGATTTTCTCCAATATATTGAACCATATGGATCAAATTTAATAACTGTTGCCTGTGGTAAACCAGTAACTTCATTCTGTGTTGTCATTGATACTACAATATTATTTGCAGAATCATATGCGACACTGTGGCCATACGCATTGTTGGCTTGTGTATCTATTTGACCAAACAACATACCCCAAGCTCTATGTTCATGTGGGTCAGTAGCAATTTCAACCTTCGTATTACTATACATTGTGGTTTTATCAAATAAAATATCGCCCAATGAGGCAGTATTTGCTTTGTTGAAAGCATTCTGTGCCAACTCTTGGTTGGTTTCATAATATGTATTTGATGTATTTGAGTTAAAAGAAACTGTAGTATACAACTCAGTAAAGTTGTTATTTGTTTTAGTAAAAGCCGTTCTTAATGAATCGCCTTTGCCATCATTTGCTCTAATACCAATATTGATAGTTTGTTTAGCCATTTATTTCTCTCGTTTTGTTTACTGATTTGCAGCTTTATTGATTGTAGTAACTTCAGCCAATGTGTTATCAGCCTTAGCGTCTTCTTTATCAACTGACATGTAGTCAATATCTGTACTAACTCTACCAATTGAATCGACTTCAACGAATTTCAATGGGTTCAAGTTGTATGATGTAAAGTTATAATTTGCCAATGTGTTAATCCCGTATATAGGTTTGTCTGACACGAAGTTTCCTGTTAGTTCTTTTAGTCTCAATACATTATCTGTAAATTGTACAACCATGCCTGTTGCGCTTGCATCATCCGGAGTATAACCTTGATATACTTTTTCACCCACTTTATAAGTTCCGTAACCAGAATCTAAGTTCATGTAAAATTCAATTACTTCTTCTTGCGATACTAAGTTATATACAGAAACAAAGGCACGATTAATAACACTAGTTTCTGTAACCTTACCAAATATAAAACCTTTGACTGTAAAGTTTAATGTCCAAACAATCATCCGAGTTTCATTTTCTCTACCACCTTCATACGTGATTTCATGTTGTGTAGAATTTAAAATCACAGGAACTTCTTTAATTATTCCCATTTCAGGAATAAGGTTTAACTTGATGGTGTAATCTGGTGTAAAGAATGGTAAAATGTGTTCAATAATTTGTGTACCGTCTTCTATGTTACGCACATAGATGTAAAGATTGAAATCGAAATTGTATGGTACAGGATTGTATTGTGAAAGTATTCCTGAAGGCGCAGTTCCTGAAAAATTTTTAATGTTTGTGTTTTGTTTTCTACTTGAATCGTATGATAAACCGGCCATTTCAAACGACATACGTGGTAGTGTCATCTGTACCTTTTTATCCAAATTCAAATCTTCTTCAAGCCGCATGACATAACGTTCTTTACTTGCATATGCAATAGGAACAATAAATCTTTCCGATTCGGTAAGGTCTGGTTTAAATCTATACAAGGTAATGTTATCAAACAGATTACCAAATCCAACAACCAATTTTCTTATGACACGGTTATATGTTGACATTATATTCTTCCAAATGGATTGGTTTCTGTGAAGTCAATAATGTTATTGGCTGTATCAAACAAATATGAATTATCGTAGGATTCATTTCGTGTACTGTCTTTCAACGGATCATAAGATGCCAAATAGTATCTTGCATTACTTGTTGCACCAATGATTGCAACGTTGTCACGGAATTCACCTGCAATATTTGTGACCTTTAGTGAGTCATCTGGTTTGATCCATTCTTGTACTAAAGCCACGACCCATGCATTTGCTTGTGTATTATCTGTAGATTGAAATACAACTTCCCTAGCTTCATATGTTCCAGTTCCAGTTCCAGTAGTCAAGTCTAGTGTGTAACTTGATTGAATCATTACATCATCAATGTCTTCCACACCAGTGTCGATAACTTCTTGTGAGTACTTGAATTTCTCTAGTTCCAATTCATAGAAGAATGGTATCTTGCGGCCTAACATAAAGAAATCTTTAGTTTGATTTGTAAATTTAATTTCAAACAATTCACCAGTACCATTTAAGAACGGTACATAAATTAAATCACCTTCTCTTGGTCTTGTGAATATATCTTGTGGTACACGTTGAGAGAAAGAACGCTTTGAAAGAATAATGTTGACAGTGTTTTTAATCTCAAGGCCAAACTTAGAAAAGAATTCTTTCTCGCCACCATATTCCATCGAACTAGATAGATAGAATTCAATTGGAAATGCTGAACCAAATCTTTTTATTGGATCCTCACCATATAAAATGTCTCTATCGGTTTCATTTTCAATAGGTAAATAGTAGGCGTCAAAACCCATAATCTTGATTGACTCAACAATCAAGTCCTCAATTACCCTTTGCTCAGCAAGAGAGTTATAGTTATTGAAATAAACCGAGGTTGCCATATTAGTTCATGAACATTTCTAGTGGTGCACCGTACTTGTCACCAATTTCTAAATGTAATGCATCTATTTCTTCTTTGGCTTCACTATAGATTTTGTCACCATTTAATTTGACACCACCTGGTAATTGAATACCTTCAAACTTTTTAAGGTTATTGCCCCAAGAACGTTTGATAAGTGCTGTTGCATATTCTTTTAACCAACGGTCATTCCAGGCCTGTGTATACACATCAGGATCAATCACCGCATAACATTCTGCAATGACTGTTGTACCGACTGGTGCTTCGGTTCTACCCCAACCCCAATCAATATAGAGTCTTTGCATGTGTCTCTGAAATCTAATAGGAACTTCACCAGTAAACAGTTGTTCCAACATACGTAAGTGTTGTAGTGTCAACGTATAGTTAATGTATGAAGCGGAGGTAAAGTCATACAACTCATTCAAACGGAGTTGATATCTCAAATCAAACATATTGACTTGAGAATGTGAATCGGAAATAGGGAATATTCTGGTGATACCAGCAATTTGTAATGCATTGTTTGATGAATCTTTAGCTTCAGACAGGTTCAGATACTTATTATTAATGTCTGTCTGGTCTATCTTTTTAATGTAATAGACTTTTTGTAGACCATCAAAATGATAATCTTGCCAGTATTGTAATGCATCGTCAATACGGTCTTCCACCTGGTCGTCATCAACGTTGATTTCAATTACAGGAAACCCCAGTCTACGCAGGCAATAATCTTTGAATGCCGTTCTTGTTGTGATTGTTTTCGCCATTATATCCCCCTATAAGGATATTTATGCTTCAGGTTTTGTAACTTCCACACACAATCCAGATACATATTTTACTTTGTTATCAAAGCACTTGGTGGAGTAAAGTTACTAGTATAACGTGCATATCCCTTAGTGATTCTTAGGTCGTCTATGTAACCATTCATCAGTCTGTCTGATGTGGTTGAACCTCCAACTATTACTGCTGTTACTGAATTATAGGCGGTTGAGTTTGTCGCTGTTGTACCAACTTGTGTTCCATCCACAAATGCTCGCAAACTTGTCCCTGAACGAGAGTATGCTATATGGTACCAAGTATTAACAACAGGAGTGAACGCAAATGAGTTATCAAATGCCGTATTAATTCTACCAATATTCAATCCATTTGAAGTTCTCCAAACAAAATCATATCCGCCGACACCACTCGATCCTAAAATACCTCGGTCTGCTGCTATGCTGGCAAAATACACCCACGCTTCAACCGTAAAGTCACCTGTTCCAAATGATAAAGAGTCTTTTGCCGGTGTGGTTAAATAATCACCAGTACCATCAAAATACATACTAGCGCTATTATATTTCTTAACTGCGGTACTTAATTGTGTATTACCTACAGTCTCTAATACATTAGTACCGTGTTGGTCTATGATACCACCAGTGGCACCATTCACTAAAATACCAGCAGTAAAAGTGTTTGCACCAATTGTGACTGTTGGTGTTAATGGTACCGTTGGTGATACAAAATTAGATGTATATAAAGCACCAGAAGAAACTCTCACATCAGAAATGTATCCATTAAATGGAAATCCATTTCCATCATATGCACCAATACGTAAAACACCCATATTTGACATAACAGTTGTGCTAGCAGTAAGTGTTCCTGTGGCAATTGAAACTCCATTAGAATAAATGGTTACTGTTGTGCTATTTCTTACTATTGCAATATGATACCATTGGCCAACAGTAAATGATCCTACACCAGTGCCAGGTCCTATCCAAAATGAGCCAGAAGCCATTGTTCCTAGAGCAAAATTGATGCCTCCGGCGTTGGTACCTGCTATGTCTAGCGTCCAACCACCATCTGTTGCATATGAGCCTGTGCCCCATCCACTATTCAAAATTGATTGTCTACTCGAAACATTGTTGAAAAATACCCAACATTCAATTGTGTGGTTCGTAGAACCATATTTTGAAATTGTACTTGAATAAAGATTGTCTACTGTTCCGTCCAAATAAATTGAACCACCATGTAAACTTGGAGTATAACTTGTTGCACTCTGTGCGGTGTATCCGAATGGGTTGAAGATTCTTGGTGTAACATTACCATTAGCAGTTATTGTAAATGCATTAGTACTGTTATCAATCATAGTAGTTGATTGACATGTTAATAAACTTGTGTTAGCTATTGCTGTTAGTGGCGTTGTACTTGGTGTGAAGTTTGAGGTGTAGACTGCTGTGCCTTTGACAATACGAGCATTTGAAATATAACCTGTGTAACAGGTAACACCTTGATTCTGGTCTTGACCTAGGGTAATAAAATCCGTAGCTGCCGTAATAGAACCCGAGAGTGTTTTAGATTGCTCACCAACTCCATTAATGTATAATGTAAAGGTGCTACCAGACCGAACTAATGCAACATGATACCATGTATTTACAGAAATAGTAGTGGTACTAACCAACCAACCGTCACCCGATGATCCGGCATACAAATTTACCGAAACTTTTGTGGGGAAAGCCTGATGCCTATCATTTATCTGCCATTTTTGTGAACCAAAATTACCGTTACTTATCAATACAGGGTAAGACTGTACCCTGCCTGTAGGATAGTACCATAATTCTATAGTAAAGTCACTACTTTGTAATGCTAAGTTTGCAGAAGTAGTAGTTGTTAAATAATCCCCGGTACCATCAAAGTAATTACTATAACTTATTGGCACTGCTTCGGGTACGCTACCGAATGGATCAAAGGCTTGAACTGAAGTATCGCCGTTTTTAGTTATTGCAAAACTATTAGGTGAGTTATCAATTAATCTATTACTCTGACAAGTTAATAAACTTGTGTTAGCTATTGCTGTTAGTGGCGTAGTTGTGGGTGTAAATGCTGAGGTGTAGACTGCCGCACCTTTAACTAAACGAAAATTACTCATGTATCCGTTGATTGCGTAATCACCAATTGCTCCGCCACCTGGTGCTTTGCCTGTTGCACCTATGGCTAATTGATTTGTGGTGTTAAAGTTGACTGAACTGGTTGCAGTCCCACGTGACACTCCATCACGATATAATGTTACTGTTGTTCCGCTTCGTACCAATGCATAATGGTACCACGTCCCGATACTTGCTCCGGTAGATTCTGTGATGACTGCCGATCCACTCAGATAAACTATGAGCGCTCCGGTACCGTTACCTGTTTGAAGCAAGATATCACCTGCGGCGGTGTAACCTTTAGTGAAAGGTGACTGATATCCCGTAATAGAATTATAATTAATCCAAAATTCGACAGTGAAATCACCGGATCCTAATTGCAAGACAACATTGTCCGGTACAGTTAAGTAATCCCCAGTACCATCAAAGTAATTACTCCAACCCGTAACACTATATGGACTAAATGTACCTTGGCTTGTATTACCATTTCTTGTGATAATGTTATTGAAATTACTGTTATCTATAATACCTTGATTAGTTGCACCACCGTTGTATTGTAGTGTTAGTAATTGGGTGTTTGCTATTGCTGTTAGTGGTGCAGTCGGTGGGGTAAATGCTGTTGTATAGACTGCTGTACCTTTAACTATGCGAAGGTTAGAAATATAACCTAATAAGAGTGCGAGTCCATGAGCAGTCATTCCAATAACTAATCCAGCAGTTCTGTCTAAATTTGTACCATACGATGCTGAGTATCCTTGTACTCCATTAACAAATATTTTTAAAACTCCTGAAGTTCTTACTGCTGCTACATGATTCCATGAATTTAAGGTAACAGCTACAGTTGAAGTATAAACGGTCCCATCATAAAAATAAGGGAAATTAGTATCGCCTATAGCAAGGACCCAAGGCCCTGCTTCACCATTAGGTCTTGAATCCACTAAAATAGCATTAACAGCAGACAGTTTATATACCCAACATTCTATAGTAAATTCTCCTGTACCTAAAGAAAATCCTGTAGTCGGGGACGGTACAGTTAAGTAATCCCCAGTGCCATCAAAGTATGTACTACCATAAGTACTGTAACTACTATTTGCGGTGAATGGTATTGCTGAGGATACTGAAACATCACCGGCCTTAGTGATTGTAAAATTGTTAGTTGAGTTGTCAATAAGTCTAT